TCTCGTAATGAGATGATGACCCTAGCTACTGCTTGGGGCTATAAGAGACATATCATTATTAAAAAAGTCTTTAATGATGGTATTGAGTTCTTTAAGGGTGAGAAGTTAGAAGAAACTGATTTGAATAAGATTATTATAGCTTATTCAGAACATTATGCTTTTAACTATTTACCTGAGAAAGTCCCATTCGATAAGCTTAATATATTAACTCAGCAAGAGAATGCTCATTTCAGCAATCACCACTTTAAGGGTGGTCATCGTGCTGATGAGAATATTATTGCTGGATTTAATGCTATTATTTTAGATGCTGATGGTGAGGTATCTCTTGATATCGTACATGAGCTTCTAAAAGAATATAAGCATATGACGTATACTACTAAACGTCATACCGAGGAAGTTAATAGATTTCGTCTTATCATCCCGATTAACTATGTATTAAAGTTAGATCAGGAAGATTATAAGGAATTTATGAACTCAATAATGAATTGGTTGCCGTTCAAGACTGACGAAGCAGCCAATCAGAGGTCCAAGAAGTGGACATCCCATTCAGGTGGAACATTCCATTTCAATCTGGAAGGTGAACTTCTGGACGCTCTACCTTTCATTCCTAAGACCTCTCGGAATGAACAGCACAAAAACCAGAGCCAGAAACTTGAATCTCTCGATAATATGGAGAGATGGTTTGCTCAGCGTATGGCATCAGGTAATCGTAATAATAACCTGCTTAAATATGCTATGGCATTAAAAGATTCTGGTATGGGTCTTCAAGAAATTTATGCACAAGTGCATGAATTTAATAAGAAGCTCAGTAATGCTCTCTCCGAAGATGAAATCAATAATACGATTATTCGTAGTGTTGCTAAGAAATTCGAAAACCAATAAGGGGCATTATGTCGGAAGGTACTATTGAACAATTAGTACTTGTTTCCGGTGAATCGGGGACTGGTAAATCTGCCAGTCTCCGTAACATTCGGAACCAAGAAAGATGGATGTATCTCAACACCGAGTCGGGAAAGAGATTACCATTTAAAAACAAATTCGACGTTTATAAGATCGTCGATCCATTACAGGTATTAGAAGCATTTAATTATGCTACTGATCCAGATAATAAGCATAAATTTGATGGTATATGCTTAGATACATTAACTTTCATGATGGATATGTATGAAAGTCAATATGTATTACCTAGCAATAATACCATGAAGGCATGGGGTGATTTCGCCCAATTCTTCAAGGATATTATGCAGGTTAAAGTACCATTATTTGGTAAACCCGTTATTATTAATGCACATACTCTCACCCAATTGGATGAGACAACCCATACGATGAGAACGTCAGTTCCCATTAAGGGTGCAACTAAGAATAACGGTGTTGAAGCATATTTCTCAACAGTAGTATCTACTAAGCGAGTTACTATTAATGAGCTTGAGAAATATGGATCGAATCTTCTGAAGATCACTGATGAAGATAGGGAACTGGGCTACAAGCATGTGTTCCAGACCCGACCCACGAAGGCCACTGTAGGTGAACGTATTAGGTCTCCAATGGGTATGTTCACTAAGGAACAAACCTATATGGAAAATGATACCCAGATGCTTCTGGATCACTTAACAGAGTTTTACAAGTAATATAAACTAAAAATAAAGAGAGAAAATAAAATGTCATTATTCGCTGATCTGACTACTGATGGCCTTGAACAGGCACAAGACCGCCTTGGTGGTTTCGCTCGTCGTAAGACCGATGTGTATGAGGCTGAAATCAAGCTGGCATATGCCACCAAGTCGTCTGGTGGTGCCCGTCAGTTAGCCATTCATTATAAGCTTGATGATGGTAATGATTATCAGGAAACCTATCTCCTGACCGACCGTAAGGGTCAGAATTATTTCATGTCCAAGGAGGACAAGAAGGTTCCCTTTGCGAGCTTTACCCACGTTGACGACATCTGCAAGATGGTCACTGGTAAGCCGTTGAGCAAGCAGACCGAAATCGAAGAGAAGGTCGTTCAGCTTTACGATTTCGATCAGAAGAAGGAGCTTCCTAAGGCTGTCGAAATGGTTATGAGCCTTCTTGGTGGTAAGGTTATTCTCGGTATTATCAATACCCTTGAGAATAAGAGCGAGAAGGTTCAGGGTACTGATAAGTACGTTGATATCGCTGATACTCGTGAAGTTAATAGCACTGAAAAGGTGTTTCATTTCCCGAGTAAGGTTACTGTTCTTGAAGCTGAAAATGCTCAGGAAAAGGGTGTAGCCCCTGAAGCCAAGTTCTATGACGCTTGGGTTGAGAAGAACCGAGGCAAGCAGCGTGACAAGCGTACCATCAAGGATGGCGCTGCTGGTGGCTCTCAGGGTGCTCCTAAGCCCGGTGCCAATGCACAGGCTCCTACCAAGAGCTTGTTTGGCGATAAGAAGTAATATAGAGATTGGCCCCTATCTAATAGGGGCCTTTCTTCTATGGAAGATATAAGAATAATATTACCCATATATATTCAGGTAACTAAGAAGAATAACTTCGCCCTGAATCTCAATCAATATCGAAATGCCCATCATTTCACACTAAATAATTCGAAAATCATATTTGAAAAAGATGTAGCTAAGTTAATAGCTCATTTACCGAGTATGAAAAAAGTTGAACTGACTTATAATCTTTTTCTTGGTTCCCGAAGGTCTAGTGATCTATCTAATATATGTTGTATTGTAGATAAATACTTCTCAGATACATTAGTTAATTGTAAAAAGTTAATAGATGATTCAATAGAACATATAACAGATATTCATTACCATTTTGGTGGAATAGAGTTAAAGAATCCATACGTTGAAGTCGTATTATCAAACATAGAATTAATAGAGGAAGAACCCATGCGTATTACGCTTGTACGGTCTGAAATTCATCAGGCTCTTGTTGATTATGTTAAGTCCCAGATTAATATCAAGGAAGGTCAGTCCTTTAGTATTGATCTAGTGGGTAGTGAAGAGGGTTTCACTGCTAATGTTAATATTGAACCAGTAAAGAAGGGGAGTGATCCTGCTCCGTTTGTCACTGATTCGGTCAAGCAGAGCGCTGAGAGCGTCACTAAGGCTGGTGCTGATGTTCAGGCTGCGAATATGACGGAGATGACTGCTTTGCCTGTGAGCGCCCCTGAGCCTGCTGTAGAGGCTTCTAAGGAAGACATCTTCAAGACCCCGGCTGTAAACATCTTCCCGACTGAGGGTAGCTCTACGCCTACGCCAGTAGCTAACCCCAAGAGCCTGTTTGCTGATCTGGAAAAGCCAAAGAATAACATCTCCTGATGGCATTCATTTGGTCCATACTAGGGGCATTATTGACTGTATATGTAGTTATGATGATTATTAGTGTGGTACTTGCAATTATTCCCATTCTATTTTATGGGAGTATATTTGGATTTGCTGCATTATTTATATATACAGTATTATCTGACAAGAAATAAAAAAGGCCCCTTTTCAGGGGCCTTTTCTTATTAATTAAAGAGATTATACCATGGATTAAGTGCTGGTGCTCTAAACAGCATACCCGGTCCAATGGAGTTACCTAATCGACCATCCAGAGCCACGCTGTAACCACTGTCAGTGAGTGGGGAACCAATCTCACCAAGACCCGGCAGGTTTGGAACCATGTTCATGAACAATAGTGCTCTAAATGGATGACGCCTAAGGGTGCGAGTCGCAATCTTCATGGCACGGAGCTTGAAGTTCCAGAACCAGAGAAGACCCATCGACTCACCGTAGTTCTGTGATCTACCAGCTAATCTATTATAGTTAATAAATTCTTCTGATATATCAGCAATAGCCTCTGTAGATGTCATACCCTTACGCTTGATATTATCATCATACATTATGGCTTTAGCAACAAAGTCACCATATTGAGTGGCTTTAGCTAATCCTTTGAATAATGACGTATCACGAGTAACAACAGCATAACGATATGGTGTCTTGAGACCCTCAGGAACCTTGTCCGCTATGGCATCAACAATATTCGCCCACTTGCCATTAGCGAGAGCAATATCCTCCTTGGAGAGACCACCTTCAGAGATAGCAGAGAATTCACCCGCTTCAATTAGAGGGTAAATACTCATACGCTTATACGAATCCTTAATAGCTCTAATCTGGTTCTCAAGTTTACGAGTTTCAACGATATTAGTACTCGCAGCTAAATCAGCTTCTAATTTAATTTCCTTATCACGACGCTTGATATAATCATTAATTTCAGTTGTCTTATCGGCAATTCCCTTAATGATATCCCGAGCAGGAATACCATTAGTAGAAAGCTGATACATATTAGCTATAATATTAGCCATAGGCACGATAACCGACTTAATAACGATTAATACCTTAGCATCAGTAACAAAGTCCTGTATTAACTTTTCACCATTAACAAGCTTAGCATAAGCCTCATTACCAAATATAGTAATAGCAGCTTTCTTAAGCTCATTCTGGAATGCAGGCTTCCAGCGGGTATTACCTGTCCACGAGTCTCCGATTGATGCAGCACGGAAACCGACAGCATCATTAATCATATCTCGACGAATATATAAGGTATCCTTACCAAATACCTGTTGAATATATTGCTTAGTACCTTCTGGTATTAAGTTCCATGCTTCCAGTTCTACTGGATCAGTGGACTTAGCAATATTAACGTATTTACGAGCATTAATTGATTTATCCTTCTGATATATATCATAAAGATTATCAACTACTGCATTATTCATCTCAGCAGCCATACGTTCTTCAACCTGACGACCACGCCAGACACCAAGCATCTGAGACAGGTTGTCGTTACGGTTGAGCCTGAATAGCTCCTTAGGGCTTACAGCACGCTCATAGGCAACCACTTGGCCTGAACCAGAGAAGACCGGGAGCAGGTTTTCATCAGTGGGTACAGCACGCTTCAGAGCACGAGTAATCGTTGCGACCTCAAGAGGATCAACGATACGACCAGCCACCATTTCATCAGCGGTATAACCATCATTAGGGTTAATACCACTAACAGTTTGATGGACAGTCTGCATAACACCCTGATTATATTTTGCTCTACCAGAAACTGGTGCAAAATAATAATTCATCTGACCTCTACGGAAGTCAGCAGAGGAACCAGTGTAAGGACCAGTCTGTGTGTAGCCCATGCTCTTGTAACGAGCGTGCTCCTTGATGGGAGCTACGACAAAGCTCACACCTTCTTGGTTCAGAGTACGAATATGTCCCTTATAATAGTTATTATTAGCTATAGTGGACTTATTCTTAGACATTTCCTGCTTAGCAGTACCAACTAAATAAGAATGGGTATATTCCATTCCAGCTTTCTCATTAGTAATGAGATTGCTCATGGACTCCATTATATCCTTGGGTACTAAATCTAGAGCATATAATGTCACTAATTGATTAATATTATTCTCAATTAGAGCAACTTCCTCGTCCTTAACACGAGAGTTCATACCATAGAGATGAGCAATAGCATGGGCATTACGAAGTAAATGATCCCCATGCATACCGCTAACCATATAGTTAGCTAATTGATTAGCCTTGGTATTAATCATCAAATAACGAGCAGGATTAACTGCTTTAATAGCAGTCTCTAACTTCTTAATGGCATCTCTACGGGCAGCAGCATCTGTCACCATCTTTAGAGAGCCAGCAGTGCCATAAGTATCATGCAAAGCCGCTAGATCACTCTTAGCCAGAACCAGTGTCGCATGGCTCCATTCATCGGACGTAAGGTCACGAGTGAACTTAGATGCCAGATGAACAGGAAGCTTCTCACGGAACACCTGACGCGCCTGATCGACATGATAACGCACCTTCGAAATCATATCGAAGATAGGTGCATTCTCATCAGTACGACCGGTTATCTGAGCAAAAAACTCCCTTAATGTACGACTAATCTTATCGCTATTAAGAGCATTGGTAAATGCAGACACAGTATGCGTAGCATTATCTTCATTGATTAATGAAGCAATAGCAGCAACTGCCTTACCACCAAACTCGACATACTTATTAGATGTATTAGCAGCAATAGATTTACCAAGAGCAACTCCCTTACTAGAGAGATTCTCCATCTGGTTCATTAAGATTTCATCAATCTTATCAATAGTACCAGTAGTATATTGCTCAATAAATGTACGTTGATCACCTGTTTTCTCAATAAGAGAATCAGTTAATGCATCAAGAGCCGAGAGAATATCCTTATTCTTACGACCTTCACCACTGGCGATTACTGCAAGACTATCCATGGCAGCGGAACCAAGGTCATCAAGATAGCCGTCTACAGTGCCCTCAGACTCCTTCAGAGCCTTAGGCTTGGGCATATCGTTGAGCACCTTACGGAACTTGTCATCGACCATGGCAAGAGCCAAGAACGAAGGCAGCAAACTACTACGACCGAGAGCATCAGTCTGAGTAAGGTAATTACCATTAATAACATTGAACTTTTCCTGAGCTAAATAACGATCATTAGGATCATTATTAGTAGGATTATTCATTAAATCTTCGACTTTAAGATTCTCAGTAACGTGATTATATATATCCTGTATACGGCTTAAACTAACCGAATTAAGCTCAGTTTCTAATGCTAATGTACTAGCAATAGTTTGGAATGTGCTCTTTTGCTGCATATTCATATTGAAACCATGACTCATAAATGAGTCAGTTAGTTTCTCAGCAGCAATCATAGCAGATTGTATTTTACCATTAATCTGCATCTTAATAGCATCATTACTACCATTAGTAAGATAAGCAGATACCTTATTAGCAAACTTAGTTCTTAAATCAGTTAATCTCTGGTCTGAACCAAAAGAAGGAGACTGATACAGCGCTACCGAGGACATATCCGAGATAAGGGTATCCTTAACGGTAGCTGTAGCCATTAATATACGGGTATTAAATCGCAGATTAGAGAACATAGTACTATTAGGTCCGGTGGCTTTTTCAGAACCCCAGATTAAGACCTTAATAGCCTTTAATGCTTCACCTAATATACGACCTAATGGGTTCTTAACCTTAGTACGCTTCTGAACCTCAATAATATCTTGGTTCGAGAGCGACCATGCCATGAACTCATTGAGAGCCTCAGCAGGACGCTTTGCA